GTCCAGCGAGGGTGGTCTTGCTCACCACGTTGGATGCAATCACTGGCGTGGTTGCGGAAACGCCACCAAGCTCTGGGCTCTGAGAGCCGACGCTTGGGTGGGTGGTCCAAGTAGGCCTGATGAAGGTTTTCTGAGTTCCACCGTCAGGAAACGCGCGAGCGCCCACTGCTGAAACGACTGGACGGATGTAGTTGAGATCCGTGAACACAGGACCGAGGACCATCTGGTTCAAGAGGCCGGGCGTGTCAGTCGTTAATGAGTCGCCAGCGGCGGCCTGCAATGCGGTCTGCTTTGAGATTGCAACTTCTTTTGCTGCTGCGTTTACACGCTGCCAAACTTCGCCACCGATGTGGTAAGCAGCCATGAACTCGCCAGCAGATGGCATGCCGAAATTGCGCTTAGCTTGTGCGGGGATTGGTGCGGTTGGTGTCGCAGCTTCGATTGCTGCTTCTGGCTGTACTGAGTCCACGGGTTCTGTCTCCTCGACTAATTCTGGTGTGGGTTCTGTGTCGGGTTCTGTTTCCGCTGACGCGGCCACTTGGGTGATGGTAGCACCTGCGAAGGCTGGTATGGGCACTAATGACAATTCCATCCAATCTGCTGCGGTAACAATCATGCGACCCTGATCGTCGTAGGAAAACTCTCGAGGGTTTACACCTACGGAAACATCCATAACGCCGTCGGCTGCAAGCACAAGTGCGTCGTCCCCAGCTTGGGTGCGTGAAATGTACATGCTTGCAAGCATTGCCTCATCGGTTGACACTCGCTCGGACACGATGCCGACTGGCTGTGACGAATCGTGGTACATGAAAACGCGAGGAGCCTTGCCATCTACAGGAAGTGAGCCCTCCTTAAACATGACCTCGGTGCCGTCGCTGACGGTTGCGAAAGTATTCCAAGGGACAGCAATCGCATCAATGCGGCGCTCCCCTGTTGGCTCGCCGGCAGCGGCGCTGACGGTGACTGTGTCTGATGTGAAACGGATCATGCGATTTGCTCCTGTGTGTTTTCTTCTGGTACTCGTGCGTCTTCTTGAGCCATGGAGGTCTCTTCAAATTCGCCGATGAAGTCGTCCACGTCAAACTCTACGAAGGTCCCGCGTGGGAGGATTGCGTCAGAGGACAGCGTCGATGCGATGCACTCTGCGTAGATCTTGGTGCCAAATGTCCAGAGGTCAATGCGTGACTCTCGGCTGTTGGTGTAGGCGTAGGCACCTGTGGAAACGCCGAGCAAGTACGGCGGGCAATTGCACAGTCGTGAGATGTCGAGAGCGCTGTAGTTGGCTGACTCAATAAGAAGCATCTTGTCCGGTGTTGCAGAGGTCGGCTCGTAAGAAAGAAACTCGTTTAGTGCTGCGGTCTGGTTGGTTGCTCGAGCAGCGTTGAAAGCAGCTGCAAGGTCGGCAAGTTCTTGGGCGCTGAGGGGCTCGCCTCCGGTCTGACGAAGGATGCCCGACGGAATCGCCGAGGCCGCATTGCGGTAGCGACTGTCTTCAACCTTGAGCGCTGTAGCAATGGTCTGCTCACCTTGGTAGATGATGCCTTGAACGGGGCTGATGAACTGGACAAGATCTTTAGGGTCAAGCATTGATCCGTTGAAGTAAACCTCGTTAGACGGGGCAAACCATACAGGTCCGACTTGGTCGGTGGTAGTGATAGATCCTGCGGGCAAGCGTGTAAACGATGCGGGGTATCCGTCTTGTGTCCTGCTGGAAATCCACCAGAACGCACGGCCAAAGAAGAAAAGGTCGTCAAGCGTCCAAGCCATAAGGGTCTCATACGGGATAGCAGGATCTGGGCGACGCAACCAAGAACGTGGCGCAAGGTCTGTCTCTTCCATTTCGCGTGTCTGCTCATTCCATGACTCGCGGTACATCTTTAGTCGCATAGCGCTGATGACGCTGGCATGAAGATCACGAGCACGGGAAACCGCTGCAACTTGCATCGCGCGATTACGCGCCTCGCCTTCTTGGTACGTGTAGTACTGGCCAATCATCGCCGAGCTTGCGCTGTTGGATGAGTATCCACCAACGGCAGCAGCTGCCTTTTGCACGGGCGGTGGGCTGATCTGTGCTTTGGTTTCACCCCTAGTGAATAAACCCATGATGACCTTTCGAAAGGGTGGCCACCACGCCCGACGCGTGGCGGTCACTTAGTGAGAGCATACGCTACTAAGAGACCACGAGCATGGGCTTCTGACGGTTAGTCGGTTTACTCACCAGCGAGATTGCAAACACCGCAACACGTGCAAGCTCGATGGGTCCTGGACTTTTCTGCGATGAGAGCACGGCTCCTTGGGCAGTCTTGACCATAACGGCGCGCCCGAGATGCTCAGCCAGTGCGGTCGACCCAGTGTGTGCAACCTTGTCCTCAAGGATCATCTTTTGCACAAGGGTGGTGTAGCGCAGCAGCTCACCGTATCCAACGACGCTGTACCGGCGAGAGTATTGCGTTGGCATGTGAATCTCAAGCGTTGGTGTAATCGCAAGGGTGGTGGACTTGTCCTGCATGACGCGGTCAATCTGTCGCCACATTTCGTCTTCTGTGTCAACCACAAATTCGACATGCACAATGGTCTTGTGATCCATCTGCACAGCGCGGACACCGACATAGCGAGCCTCCGAGATAGAGCTGTCAACGGCAAGCACACCGCCCGCTGGCATCTCAAGATTGGTATGGCATTTGCTCCAATCGCCAATGTCCCAAGCGCCACGGCTCGAGACCCACTGGTTGAGGTGGGCACGTTGAAAGTAATCCTTCTTGGACGCTGCACGGAGAGCCTTCATTGTGATCGTGGTGCCCAGCGCTGGGTTAGCCCACCGGTAGAACTCCTCGCCCTTAGCCTCAGGGGGCATGCTCCACTCAGCGAAATAAAGACCGTTGTTTTCGCCACGGTCAATGTCGCGTAAACCCTGCTCACGGATCTGCTGCATAAAGAGTGAGTCCGCATCTCCAGCCGTCGACCACATAGACAACAGGGGGTTACTTTTAGCAATCATGGTCGGACGGATGGCCTGATCCATAACCTCGCCGGCGATGTCGAAGATTTCGTCTGCCACCACGAGATCGTAAGAGCCACCGTGCAGGCGAGTTGATGCAGCTCTGACTTCCCACTTGGAGCCGTCTGGCATGGTCACAGATTTACGGCCTAGAGCTTGCATCTGCTTAGCGCCGAAATGCTCAACAAGAATCGGGGCGACGGTGGCGTGGATTGCCTCGGCGCGGTCCAGCATGTTTGCAGTGCTCAGCACGTTTACCTTGCGACCCCAAGGGTGAGTCAAGAACCAGCCGATAAGAGCTGACAAGGCAAGTGACTTCCCGTTCTGTCTAGCGGTTGAAACCAATGCCTCACGATGCACAAAGTCGCCGGCATCATCCGTCTCGAGCTGCTTTGTAAGACAGTGCAACTGCCACGGCATGAGCTCGGTCTGCATGAACTTTGACGCCCACTCAGCAACAAGAGGCCCATAACTCCAGCCCCCCAAGCTGATCGTTTCCAGTCTGGGCAATGTGCGGCCAGTCTCGATGTCTCCGTTTACCTCGTCCGTGTTTCCAGCCAGTTCGGGCTGTTTACCGTCGAAAAAGAGACGATTGATTGGGGCCGGGGTCAGTGGGTCTGTGGAAAAAAATGCTGCGATTGGTAATTCATTTCTTTCGGGGGCTGGGTCGGCGCGGCGGGATGTGTTTACGGCTTGGTTTCTGCCGGCGATTTTTTGGTGGTTGGCTCGTGCTTGGTCGAGGGACCCGCGTCTGCTGTTGCAACGGGAATGCGCTGGCTGAAGGTTGGAGAGGCTGTGGTCGCCTCCTGCCATGAGAGGGATGATGTGATCTGCTGTCCACTTCTGTCCAGCGATGTCGCCGTGTCCACAGATGGCGCAGGTGAGTTGTGTGCCGGCGAGGATTATCTTGCGGTTGCGTTGGTATTCGGGGTGTGAGTATGGCGATGGCATGTGTTGTTCTCCTACCGCCCTTGCGCTTCGCGCTGCGGTTGCTCTTATGTTAGGCAGAGAGTTGTCTCGGTGCTTGCCCCCCGCAGTTCTGAGATGTCTCTCATGGTCGCCGGATGTTCTAACAACACCAGTGGACGGTCACCATTCGCATTTATGACGTTTGGACGCTGCACTCCCCAGCTCTAAGGCAGGGAGCTCTACCCACGCTTTCCGTGTGTGTTTACCAGCACAGTGCAATCCCGTACGTGGCCGTGGTCGTATTCAGTTAGGGGGTGAGGGGTGAGCCGTTCGCGACAGGTTTACTGCCCGTGAAATGAATGCTCGCACTCACCCCTCGAGGGGTTTGAGCCCAGAGAGTCGGGCAGCGATTGCCGTTAAATCTTTAGGGCGCCAAATGTACACCTCTGCACCGTTGCGCTCGAGAGTGTTGAGAATTTGTTGCTGGAGCGGTGAAACCTTGCCTGAGGCGGTCTTCAGCTCGGCATAGATGATGCCTCGCCCGTTCTGTGAGATGAGGGTTAGATCTGGCATGCCGGCGAGACCGCCTGTGCCCCAGTTGTTTGCTAGAGCGTTCTTGTTGTTGTAGCGCATTGGTGGCACATGATGCGCTAACCAGCCGTACATCTTGCACAGCTGCAACACGTGATCTTGAAAGATGCGCTCAGTCATGTCCATGTTTCAGACCCCTAATGATCTCAAGTTTCGCTATAAGACTTATGGCTTCCCCATAGGGCATGCCTTTACACCACACAGGGTCTATGCCGGCAATAATGCACAAAGACCAAATGCGTTTACATTGCTTAAAGGTTGCCTTGCCCGTCTCTGCATGAAACTCGTGCTCAATGATGCGACTAACTTTGTCCATTAGTGCGCTCCCATGCCCAGTGCAGCGCGTGTGATTCGTAGCGCTTGTACATGTCGGCGGTGCCTAAAAGGTCTTTGATTTCGCCGGCGAGGATGTTGGCTGTGCCTTCCCAACGGGCTCGGGCTTCGAGAGCCATTGCAAGCTGTTGTTTGAGGTTGTTCATTTCGACTGCGTGTGCTGATGATTCCACGATGCCCCCTAGATGTGTTTACGGGCGAGCCATGCGCCCAGCACCATCATTAGGAATGAGTGGGACAGGAAGTAAATGAACTCAGTCATTGGCTTTTTGTAGCTCGTCCTTGAGCGCTTTGTGCAGCTCAATAACGGCCAATGCCTTGTCTGTGTTGTCCATTGCCTG